TTCAACAAAAAAGATTAGAAGCAGGTGATATAACTCAAGAACAATTTGATAAACTCATTGAACAAAAAAGAGTTGCTACTGTTGAGAGTATGAAAAGAAACAATGAAAAAATTAAAAAAGTGATGGATAAGAATAATGAGATTATTGAAAAAAGTAGTATAAGACAAGTTGATAAAATAAATGAGTTAGTTGAACTTATGAAAGATAATAAGAAATTAGTTGCAGAAAAAGATAATCAAACTGCATCATTTATGATGGCTGGTGGTAACACTAATATTACAACTAATCCATCTGAACAAACAATAGTTATGGATACAAAAATTACAGATAGTTTCCATAGTCAAGTTGTAAGACAACAATTTGGTTAATATTCTGGTATCTTTCTGGTACTTTTCCCTCTACACATATGAATAGGAACTTTCTCACCATCTATTTCTTTAATCTCAACTAATACCATTTCACTATCCCACATTACTACTGGACTCTTGTATGGCATTGAGTGTCTCCACTGTGATCTGAATCTCGGCCAACGAGTCCATTTAAACTTTTTCATTAAATTAACTTGTTATGAAATCAATAAAAGTCAATACTGTAAAAAGAATTATAACAAATAAATAAATCCAAAACCAATGACTTTTCATTAATTTACTCAAAATATTATTTTTCATTCTAATACTCCTATGGATATTACCATTTTACTGTCCCATAGCCTTCCAGATAACATAAAATACTACCCATAGGGAACATAATGAACCCACACCTATCATAATCCACATAATCATTTCTTCTTGCTTTTTCTTTGCAAGTGCTATTGCTTCTTTTCTTTTTTTTCTTATCTCTGCTTGTATTCTTAAAACTTCATTCCACGCATCAGGGCCGTGATTCATATTCACGAAAGTTCTGAGTTCTTGTTCCATTGCGGCGATTTTCTTTTTGTGTGCAAAGACTTCAAGTGCTTCTTCTTCAACACTCATACCAGATTTTTTTGCTCTAGCTGCTTCTTTAGTTACAGTTTCACAACTTGTCATCCACCTACCGATGTCTCCATACATAGATTCCACATCTCGGCCGATTTCAAATCCTTTTTTGATTGCACTAAAGGCTGCTGTTGCAGCTCCAAATGCTGTAATTGGGTCTACCATATTTGCCTCTCCTACTCTCATTACTATTTATAATAAAAAAGGGGTGTACACAAAAGTGTAACACCCCTTCAATAAGGAGAAACAAAGGAAGTTTAGGCTTCTTTTGCTAATTTCTGAAAGTAATCTAAACTATCATCACTTTCATTAGAAGTTGTTTTGACAACATTGTCTACATAAGACTTGTCATCTCCGTCAACTTCTGTCTTAGGAAGTTCTACATCTTCGGCAGAACTTGTTGATGATTGAGTTCCACTTAGAACATCGTCAAGACGATTTTTGAGTTCATCATAAGTCTTAAAGTTAGATGGTGCATTAAACTCTTTTAAAGAGTATTCTGTCTTCCAAATCTTATCTAATTCGGAATCATCTTCGTTTAATTTTGATGGACTATCAAACTCTGACTTGTCGTAGTTCCAGTATCCGTCAACCTTTCTGATTTTCAATTTAAAGTTTGCACCTTCCCAGAAATCAAATGGATTTACTGGAGTTTCATCTTCAAACTGAGGTTGTAAAGCTTCCATCAATTTATCATAAATTTTCTTACCATATCTGAATAAGAAAACTTTACCTTCATTTTCTGGATGCTTTGGGTCAGACACTACATATATGTTTGAGTAGTATTGTAGTTTTCTCTTTTGTTTTCTAGCGATTTCTTTATCACTTTCAACACCAGAGTTCCACAGTTGAGAATTGTATTCTGAAACTGGGTCTTTTTGAGTTAATGTAGTTAATGAGTTTTCAATGTACCACTTACCAGTTGGCCCTTGAAATGCGTGATTCCAAAGTTTTGCCCAAGGCATATCTTCACCATCTGGTGCAGGCAGAAAACGAATAACTGCATAACCATTACCAGACTTATCTAGTTCTGGTTTCCACAATCTCTCATCTACATATGATTGTTTTTCTACTGGTGCATTTTCTGATTCAACTGCAGCCAGTATCTTGTCTAAAGAATTAGACTTTTTTAAAGTATCTAATGACATATTATATCTCCGTATGTTATTATATGTTTTATATGTTATTTTATTTCACTTAATCATAATATAATGTTATTTATACAACCACTCTACCCCACATATTTCCGTAGGTGATTGTTTTCACATTGTTATAGTCTGACCATTCTGGTATTTCAGAACCATCATCTATAACTCTGTAAAACTTTTTGTCTGGATATTTCTTAAAATTATTTTCGTGTTGTTCTATCCAGTTCATAGGACTTACATATTTACAATCAGAAGTAATGTAACAATCTGTGTCTTTATACACATTATTTACTTTACCATCTCTTGGCATATCAAATCCTAACATATAGATGTTATCTATATCTTTATTTTCTTCTATTGCAACTCTAACAGCAGTAGGGCCTGAACTCCAACCCATAAATTCACCATCAAAGAAAGTATCTAAATCTTCAGCCATATCATTATCATCTACCCAAGTAATCCATAAACCAGCATTACCTAGTTTTTGTCTTACATCACCTTTCGGTAATCCTTTAAACTTTGATAATATTTCTAATATCGCATCTTTAAATCTCTCTGGGTCTATTCCGTGACAAACTAATTGTGTTCTAGAACCTTTTTCATTTTGATGTAAAAATTTATCTACTGTATCTAAATCTAAACTCTTGAGTTGTTCATTCAGTTGTTCCATACTTGATTGTTCTAATCCAGTATATTGTAACATCTCAAAGAATTGTTCTGGTAACAGTTTCCATTGTCTAAAATAACATTTGTTATTAGAACAATAACCAGATGAATATATCTCGTGCATCATAGCCCAATCTGTTGATATTAATCCATCTGGTTGGAAATCTCTATAAAGTGCATTACACCCATATATCTTTCCCCATTGTCTAAATTGTTTTAGGTCATATCCATCTCTGGACTCACCATTACCAAGTACAAATACATTTTTAGGTTTACTATTATCCACTATAAAATCCAATAAAGATAGTTGTTGCATTACTCTGTGTCAGATGGTTTATCATTATAATCACTAGTTTTTTTGAAAGCGTGAATATTGTCCACTTCGTCAACATCTTCTAGTTCATCATCTAAGTCACCAAGAACATCACCATCTTGTTCTATACTAGGTTCTGTTATTGATACTGTAATGTCTTCATAACCACAACCTTTAAGAAAATTATTAAACTTTTCTTCTAGTTGTCCTAAATCATTTTCTTCTATTACAACTTCAACTTCAACTCTTTCTTCGGAGTCAAAATCGTCTTTAATTTCATTTGTCTTAATAAATGTAAATCTTTGTTCCACACCTATCTCCTAAAGTTTCTTTTATTTTTAATAAAAGCTTGTTTGTTTACTTCTTTTAATCTATCTCTTAAACTGTCATTATCTTTTTTAAGATATGCACAATCAGATGATAGAAGTTTTATTTTATCTTCCATACCTTCAAATTTAGAACGATAAAAATCTCTTTCTCTTACTAAAGATTCGTTAGATTGTTTTTGTTCCATATTCATATTTACTCCAAATTAAAATTAATATTGTATGTGTTGTAGTTGTTTTGACACTTTTCGTACATAATCATCTCTGACCAAATCACCCTCGTGGATAAACATATCACAAGAACAATATGCACAATTTTTACCTTGCAATAAGAAATTCAAAACTGTATGTTTAAAGTTTTTCATATCCTCATTAAAAGGTTTTAATGGTAAAGTATCAATACCATTATTCTCTAAAATCAATATGGAATTAGTAATAAAAGAAGATTGATTCTTATGTTCTAATTTCATATGTTTAAGAAACTCAAAATATTTTTGTACATTAACATTGTGTAAACTGTATAAAACTGAATACACAGTTCCTAATTGATGGTGCAATTCATCTGACTCAAATAGGTCAGCTACATCTGACACCAGGCCCTCTGGTGTTATATCATTGATTGCACCTTTATCCCACAGAAAGTTCCAATCACTTTCTAACATATATTCTAATAAATCTTGTAATTTTTGTGGTTTACCATCATCTTTAATATAACTTTTTCTTTTACACTTATAATCCATTTTAAAATAATACTGTTTATTTACTGCATCATAATTAATAACTTCTATCACATCAACTGATGACCTTTTAAAACCTCTTGAGTTACCAGTAATTGTTTTTTCTTTAACACTACAAGCACCAATAAAATCTGGAAAAAATGGTTGATATCTCTCTTGGAATATTCCTACTTTATTCTTCCAATTTTTTCTACACACAAGATACCCTAGATAAAATATATTTGTATTCTGTATCATATCAAATTCAGAATCATCTGTAATATCTTTTTCTAGTAATTGATGATGAGAGTAAGGAATACCTAAACCTTTGTAATAGTGTTCTTTACCTTTCCAGACCCTTCCACCACAATGATTTAAATCATCGTCTATTTCTAATCTGTTTACTTCTGTACCTTGTTTATCGTATATTGGTATTGTATGCATTACTTTTTATTTTTTGTTAAATTTAGAACTTTCATTTTATACTCTGTTTCATTAATTGTCAATAGTGAATCGTAATTATTTAATTTGTTTCTATGATTAGGCCAGATAATGTTTTCATTTATTTGTTTATCCCAATCCTTTTGATAGTTTACTAACTTGTTTAATATAATCATTGTTTCTATATTGATTCTTTGTGATAAATAATTTCTAAACAATATTGGGTGTTGTCCGTTTTCAACAGTAAATAATTTATTAAAATCTGTAACTTGATTTAACAACAAGTTCATATCTTGTTCAAACATATATCTTAATGATTGATGTCTTTTTTTCCAATCTGTAAAGTTCCTATCATTGAACTCTCCAATGTATCCTTTTTCATTTCTTAAAAAATTAGAAACAAAAAAGTCTTGAGTTTCATCACCATACTTTCTTGCAACTTTACCAAAAAAGTGTTTGTCTTTTCTTTGTAGATAACTAGATTTACTAGCTCTAGTTTTACCACCATACTTTGTAAAGTCGTAGTCTGAGTTGAAATGTGCTTTCAAACCCATATAAATTTTAAATGCATTAAAGGCGTCCATAATATGAATCATACTGGTAGTTTACCCATTTTAGGTAAAAAGTTTAAATCTCTTGCGTTTGCTTCTATTTTATCTTTAAGTGGTTTTTGGATTAGACCAGTTATACTATCTGGTTCTACTTCGTTCTTGGTACAATATTCTAATATTGCATCCATATGTGATATGTTTTTCTCTCTGACTTGAGATTCTATGTATATTGAAAATGTTTTTGGTGTCATAATGTATTCACAATCTAATAAAAATTAATAAAAAAAGGGTGGGTTCAAACCTCAAGGGTATTATACCCCACCCAATTTAGTGAAATTACTTCTCAGCGCAAGCGTATGAATTAATTTCAAGACCTACTGAAATTTCAGTAATAGTTGGTTTTGACCAAGCCATAGTTATTCTCCTAACTAGTATTGGAGTGCTGGTTGCCTTGGGCCGCAGACCACTCATTATTAAATGGTGAGTATTCTGTTACTAGGAACTCACCGAACCCTATCAGATTAAGCAGCTAGTGCGAAATCTTGAGATGCAAAGTTATCGTTTGCGTTTATAGTGTTTGACCTATAAGGAAGTCAACCCATACTCTCCAATAACCCTTTAACATCTGTCTACCCTATTTCACCCCCTCATTAGAGGCTTTTTGGTGGAGGTGGAGGGTACTGCCCCCTCGTCCAGTCTATCTCAAAGTCATCTTCGTCAAGTATCCTTTATATCTATAAATTACATTTCTGTAAGTTATATGAACAAACTGTTAATTTTTCATTTACCAGTCTTTACAGTATTATAATATAGATTTAACTCTTTGTCAAGTAGATGCAAATATTTATGTTTATCTTTTACAAACTCTTGAACTGTACCGTCTTCTGTAACCACTAATATAACTATCTGGTTTATCTCTTGTGATGTTCTTTCTTGATACATCTCTGCATATGCAGAGGCTTGTATATAATAGTTCTCATTCCAATTATCTTCTCGTTCTTTGGTACTTGTTTTGAAATCAATTACAGACAACTCTCCGTTCCACTCTGCAATACAATCAACCCTACCAGCAATCTTATAAAAGTCGTGCCATAATGCTCTTTCTTGACAATGTATCAATCCAATTCTTTTATCTAAATATGGTTTTAGTTGTGAGAACAAACAATAAGATAGAAATCTACCTTTTTTATATTCATTCCAATCTTTGTTCTCATAACCATTGTCTAAATACTTTTCACAATAATGATGTACTTGAGTTCCTCTTGTTGCAGATTTTCTTGAAACATAAGTTGCAACATCTTCACCAACTCTTTTTCTCCACTCAAATAAACCTTCTTTACCTCTGTTTTTTAAAACAGTAGTGATAGATGGATAAAACTTACCCTCTGGTGTTTCGTATAACCTTATGCCATCAGAAGTCTTAGCACTTATGTCTGGTATATCTAAATTATTTTTGTGTTGGAACATTCTTTTTCTTATATTCATCTGGTACTTTTCCATAACCTACAACTCTATCCCATTCTCTTTGAGTATAACCTTCTTTGTCTATCATATATTAAGACCATTTGTGTATACTACTTTACCATTTATTTTACTTGCTGTCAATACCGATTTTCTATTTTTTCCATCTTCATTATAAGATATATGAATCCACCCACTTCTAGGGTCGCCTGGTGTATAGAACTCTAAAATGAGCTGGTCAAAATCTAGATTGTTTTCTATCCACATAGCCACATCTGCATTACTTTCTTTTAAACACTCAAGGTCAACCGCCTGACCTTTACAATGTTGTGATTTAGAAGAACCACCTATCTTTGCATTTAAATCTGGACTTCTATACCCAGATGTAATGAGTGTTATACCAAACTTTTCTCTTATTGGTTGTACAACATTTGCAAATAACTTTTTTGCATTTTGTAAATGTTCTTCACTTAATGAATTATCTATTCCGTGTCGTGTTGCAGTTTGTGATTTAATATATTCTGCAACTGTAAAATTTTCACTTAATTTTTCAGACATATTTTCTCCTTAAAAATTTACCTTGTAACTTACACCTATTGAATTGTATTGACTATCACCTCTTTTAAATTTACTTCCGATACCTATACTATTATTCTTATTAAGTTTATAAGATATTCCTGCCTTATATGTAATGTCTGATTGTTCGTATATAGAATCAAAACTATCTCTGAATCTTACACCACCTTTAATACTCCAGACATCATTTAATTTATATTTTAGACCAGGCTCTATGTGCCAGTATTCGTGACTTTTATCTCTAGTGAACTTATATCCAGCACCACCTCGTATGTACATACTAAGTTTACCATAAACTTTTTTAGAACTTATCAATGCAAATTCTGCTCTCTGGTCATTACTGGTAGAACTATCTTTTACTTTTAATCTTGTTTTTATTTCAGCAGAGAATACATCATTTAGTTTCTTACCAACAGTAAGTCCATACTCTGATGCATTTTTACCACCATTCAATCCATCTTGTAAACCATAACCAAATTTTGCATAATAACCATCTGCACTTACAGTAATAGGTAATGCAACAATACTTGCAATCATCAAATATTTTTTCATTATTGACAACTTCCCTTTGGGTGTTCGCCATTTTCTTCTGGTGATTTTCCGTGTTTTAAATAATAATCTCTAGCCTTACGAATATTCGCACCGTGATGATTTCCCATCTCACACCACTTTTTAATATATTCGTTTTCTGGTTCAAGTCTTAATACTTCTTTCACTAATGTTTCTTGTATTCTCCAATCCCATCTTTGTTTTGTACTTTGCATAATATATTACTCTCCTAGACCAAGTTTTGTTTTTTCTATTAAATAATTACGAACAAAACCAGAACGAACAATATCACCTATTGTAAATTCTACTGTTTCAAATTCTTTCATTTGTTCTAATATTCTCATAAAATCTTGTAGTCCTTCTTTTTCACTCATCTTGGTCAAATCTGATTGAAAGAAATCACCACAAAATATAATTTTACTGTCTTGACCAACTCTTGTAACAATCGTATCTAA